TTACGATAAAGAAAAAACATTTGACAAGTTTAGTCTTGACACATTAAAAGATAGATATCTTTGGGAGAATGAAACACATGCACAAGAAGCATTCGCAAGAGCCTCCGTCTTCGGAGCAACCTACAAAGGCGAGACAGATTTTGAACTGGCTCAAAGACTTTATAACTACAGTTCCTCTAGGTGGTTCATGTTTAGCACTCCTATACTTAGTAACGGGGGAACAAGTCGTGGGCTTCCTATCAGTTGTTTCCTTAATTATGTTCCTGACAGTCGGGGTGGTTTATCTGCTCACTATGACGAGAATATATGGTTGGCAAGTTCAGGTGGAGGCATCGGTGGATATTGGGGCGATATTAGGAGCAACGGTATTTCTACTACTCATGGCAGTCGTTCTACTGGTTCAATTCCTTTCATGCATGTAGTTGATTCACAGATGTTAGCCTTTAACCAAGGCACAACAAGACGTGGAAGCTATGCAGCTTACATGGATATAAGCCATCCTGAGATTGAAGAGTTTATAAACATGAGAAAAGAATCAGGTGGAGACATCAACAGAAAGAATCTCAATATACATAATGGTGTCAACATTACTGACTCATTCCTTGAAGCAGTAGAAAAGGATGAAGACTGGAGATTGATTGACCCTAAGAGTAACGAAGCTGTTAAGATAATAAACGCTAGAGATTTATGGTGGCAAATTATTCATGCTAGGGCAGAGACAGGTGAGCCTTACATGGTCAACATAGATACCTGTAATAAATATCTACCTAAAGCACAGAAAGATTTAGGTCTTAAGATTAGACAAAGTAACCTGTGTTCAGAGATTACTTTACCAACAGATGAAGAACGAACAGCAGTATGTTGTTTGTCTTCTGTAAACTTGGAACACTTTGATACTTGGTCAAAGAATGATAACTTCATACAAGATTTAATAACCATGCTTGACAATGTTTTACAGCACTACATTGACAATGCAATAGACACAACACAGTTAGGAGAATACAGTGCAAACTTTAAAAGATTTCAGAAGTACGTTAGAGAAGGTAAGGAAGGATTTACTAAGTCTGCGTATTCGGCATACCGAGAGAGAAGTCTCGGCCTCGGTGCAATGGGCTTTCATGCTTATCTACAGGGGAGGAACATTCCTTTTGAAGGAATTTTTGCGACTGGCTTCAACTATAAAGCATTTCTTTATATCAACACTAGAGCAAATGAAGCCACTAAAGAACTGGCTATACAAAGGGGAGAAGCTCCTGACATACATGGGTCGGGTAAGCGTAACGCTAACCTCATGGCTATTGCTCCTAACGCTAGTAGTGGTATTATATGTAGTGGCACTTCCCCTAGTATCGAGCCTTATAGGGCTAATTGCTATACTCACAAGACCTTATCCGGCTCTTACCAAGTTAAGAATAAATACCTTGAAAAGGTTCTCAAGACTAAAGGGTTAAAAGGTAAAGAGTTAGATGAAGTTTGGAAAGATATCTCAGCCAATGAGGGTTCTGTCCAACACTTAGATATACTTTCTGATGAAGAGAAAGAAATATTTAAAACAGCAAATGAGATAAACCAAATATGGATTGTTGAACATGCTGCCAAACGACAGGAGTTTGTGTGTCAAGCACAGTCTGTCAACCTATTCTTTACTTTACCCAAGAGTACAGAGCCACAAGAAGTGCATGATGAATACATGCAGTATGTGAATGATGTACATTGGTATGGTATGAATAAACTAAAATCGTTGTATTACTTTAGAACTAATGCAGCACGTAATGTAGAAAATGTAAACACTAAAGTTCCACGTATAAGATTAGACGATGTGGAATGTATCGCCTGTGAAGGGTAAGGAAAAATTATGAGTCTATTAACAACTAGAGATTATTATAAACCGTTTGAATACCCATGGATGTATGAGTATTACAAACTTCAAAATCAAATGCACTGGATGCCTGAATCAGTTCCGTTGCATACTGATGTAAAAGATTGGCAGGATGTTACTCCTGAAGAAAAACATTTACTCACACAAATATTTAGATTGTTTACGCAGTCTGATGTAGATGTAGGTGCAGGATATATTGACAAGTATATGCCTATCTTTAAGAAACCTGAAGCAAGAATGATGATGTCATCCTTTGCTAACATGGAATCAATACATCAAGATGCTTACAGTTTATTATTAGATACTGTTGGTATGCCTGAAATAGAGTACAAAGCTTTTGCTGAGTACGAAGAAATGTCTGACAAACACGATTACGTTGGGGAGTTTAAACCTCTTAAGTCTGATAAAAAAACTATAGCTAAAACACTAGCTGTTTATTCAGCCTTCACAGAAGGGTTGCAGTTGTTCTCTAGTTTTGCAATCCTCTTAAACTTCCCAAGGTTCGGTAAGATGAAAGGTATGGGACAGATAGTTACCTACTCTATTCGTGATGAATCAATGCACGTTGAAGCAATGACAAAACTATTTCGTGAGTTTATCCAAGAGAACATAGAGATATGGACAGATGATTTCAAAGCAGAGCTTTATCAAATCTGTAGAGACATGGTAGAATTAGAAGACAAGTTCTTAGACTTAGTGTTTGAAATGGGAGACCTTCAAGGACTAACCAAGAAAGATATGTATGCTTACAATAGATACATAGCAGATAGAAGATTACTACAGCTAGGACTTAAAACTAATTATGACCAAAAAGAAAACCCGTTGGGTTGGATTGATGAAGTCATGGGTGTTGAGCATCAGAACTTCTTTGAAGGTAGAGCTACAACATATATGAAAGCAGGTCTTCGTGGTAAGCAAGACTCTATTACTTTTACGGGGATAGAAAAATGAGGACTAAAAGAGAAGAAGCTCAACTTTTAGGATATAGAGTACTATACAATCGAGCAGGTAATTTAGTAACTGAAAGAACTTCAGTAGATATTAAAGAACTAAAAAAGTATTTTAGTGTAGAAGAGTATGCTACATTGCAAACAGTTTTACGAGAAGCTACAAGAAAACTAGATGAAGTACATAATTACATTGAAGCTAACTTAAATGCTAGGAAATTCACAGATTAAAGAAAATTGACATCATGAGGCTACGTGTATTGACATATCTTACGGTAGTTAATACACTTGCTTCAGATTGTACAACTTTTAAATACACAGGCTCTCTGTTTGTCTCATAGGATTTACTGAATTGTGTAGATAATAATGTCATCTTTCTTACCTTTAACCTTTATTGGGTCTAAATATCTAGTAGGTATGTCAGAATTCATGGCTGTTGTGTATCCAATTACTATATCTTCCCCTACTTCTTTAGTAGAACTTTCTAATCTTGCTGCTAAATTTACAGCATCTCCAATTGCAGAGTAATCAAATCGTGTATCACTTCCCATATTACCTATTACAGCTTCTCCTGTGTTTATCCCTATACCTATGTCTATTCCTAAATCGGCTTCAGCCATATCTTGTTTTATTTTCAAGGCTGTTTGAACTGCTTTGGTTTCGTGTTGTTCTAAGTCTATAGGTGCATTGAAGATAGCCATCATTGCATCTCCTATATATTTATCTACCATACCACCATACTCTTTAACTGCATTAGCTTGTATGGTTAGTGCCTTATTCATTATCTCTGTAACTTGTTCAGGTTCTAAAGTCTCTGATAAACTTGTAAAGCCTCTAACATCTGTAAATAAAAACGTACAACGTCTTCGTTCTCCTCCTAACTTCAAAAGCTCTGGATTATCTTGTAGTTGTTTGACTTGTCTTGGGTCAAGGTAATGTTCAAACTGTTTCTTTATAAGCTGTCTAAGTTTGAATTGTGTTCTAAAGTTTAGATAGAATTGTAGGGTAGCAATAAGTGTCATACTTATCATGCTCCATGTAAAGTCTATCAAGATATTAGAGCTTACAAAGTGATACTCCATATATCCCATGAGAGAGAACAAACCTAAGAAGGATACAACACCCTTAGTGATACCAAGATAATTAATTGCAAGAGCTGTGAGTAGCCCTGACAGTACCAATAATAATAACTCAACAAACAATCTATAGTCTGGTATGTAAGGAGTATCCATTAACATACTTTCTGATAGAGCAGCTTGTATCTTATGAGGCTCTAATAACCCTACAGGTGTTGCAAGTTGTGGAGATATTCCTTTAGCTGTGAATCCTACGAACACAAACTTATTAGCTACATCTAGTTCTTCTAATGTAGTCTGTGGTGTATTAACCC